AAGTTACTTTTTGCCTTTAACTTTTTTCTTAGCTGTTTCACTTAATTCGTTAAAATGAAATAGCCTTACACTTGTTGCAGTGTGATTTTTATTAGAATGTAAATGTCCGTTAGGCATTTTGTGAGAATTGCCTTTGTGTTCAGTTCCATCTCTTTTGTAATGTTTAACGCCTTTCATTATTTTTTCTTCTTCTTAGGAAAACCAGCTTTCATATTTGCGTAGGCTTTCTTAGTGATAGTAGATTTCTTTTTAGTTCTACTTGTTTTATTTTTCTTTCTGTTATTTATATTTGCATATAGTGACATAGTATCTCCTTACCATTTTACTTTGTCTGCCCAGTAAGCAGCAGACAGTTTACCTTTAGAAATATTCTTGGCGTGTCTTGCCTTAAATGATTTCTTCCTTGCTTTGTCTTTAGCAGTCATTGGATTTTTACCAGCACCGCTAACGCCTTGTTGACCAAAGCGAATAAGTTTTATGACATCACCGACCTTTGCTAGAACAGCGTGTGATTTAGTTTTGTGACTAGGTGTTCTCTTAGGTTTATTATAACCAGAGAATCTTTCGCCTCTATAAGTTATTGCCATAGTTAGTGTATTAAAGTTACCTTAGAAGATATTAATTCAGAGTCGTGTGGTATCTGTAAAAATATCATAGCCACTCTCTTAGCTTCTTCTAGGTTTTTAGCTTTTATGTCAGAGCCAACATAGATAAAATCTCCGTCAAGAAATTCTAAGTCGTAAATCTTATCCGATTGGTGGGTTGTTGCCATTAGTAAACATTCCTTGCGATTGGTTTTTTGCTACTTGTCTAATCGCTTCTCTATCTCTTTCCATAATTGCATTTATTTCTGCTACATTTATTTGAGCACCATACTTAGCTTGTAATTCTGCAATCTTAACTTTTAAGTCAGCTTCATGTTCATCACGGTTTCTGTCGTCATCCATAATAATTTTCATTCTATCTGTCTCTGCAT